ACGGAAACCTTTATCTCCAAAAGTTTGCGTGTCATTAATTAGCTTAATTGTTCCTGTAATTTCCATGTTTTAATTGTTTTTATTTGAATCATTAATTAATAGGTCTTGGATATAGACCTTTAGGTTTTTACCCTCTTTAACTGCTTTCATTTGCAGTCTTTGAAATGTACCATCTTCTTGAGGTATGTGAATTAACTTCGGTTTGTCTTCTTTCATTTGTTATGCTTTAGATTACAAATATATACATTATGTTTATAATATACAACAATAAATACAATAAATTATCAAATGTTAAAAAAACGTGCATTTCATCGAATAAATTAAATAACTTGACTTTCGTATGTATATTTTATATATATTTGCAGAGAACAAAAACAGATATAAAATGAATTATAACTACTCCCATTTAATCGTGATAGCTTTAGGCTTCATTTACGTAATAATATTAATGTATTACTATAATAAACAAAAAGATGAATAAAATAGACACAGTTATTAAGCACATACAGGAAACTGATTTATGTGTAGACCATACAACGCTATCAGATTGCGTTATGGTTAGCGAAAAGTTCGGCTCTTATTTGTTACAATTTGCAGTAACTTATGAAACAATTATTAAAGATTATTTATCTTCTGATTATGAACAACCAGAGGAGGCTGATATAACTTTCAATAATACTAATATTTCAGATGTTTACGTCTATACAAACAACAATGAGGTAGAATTGACGGAAAAACAAATAGAAACATTAACCGATGCATTATACATCAAACTAATACATTAATTATGAAAACAAAAACATTAGCAACAGGCGTAAAGATAGTTTACGACAAAAATGGAAACATTAAATTACTTGAGAGCCCTTATTATAAGGAAAAGAAAAATAACCCTGTAAGAGGTTCGCTATTAAGATACGCAGCGTATCAATTAAAACAACTATTAAAAACTTTTTAAGATGAGCATTTACAAGAAATTATTTGAAGCAAAAAAAGAGATTGGAGCAATTTCTAAAGATAGTACGAACCCATTCTTTAAGTCAAAATACTTTGATATTAACGCCCTTCTAGAACACGTTGAGCCGATATTACAGAAGTATGACTTACTGCTGTTGCAGCCTATTGTAAACAACCACCAGCAGACTGTGATTGTTGACATTGAAACAGGAGAAAAAGAAATAAGTCAGATTGAGTTATCTGATATTAAAGACCCACAGAAGAAAGGTTCTGAAATAACCTATTTTAGGAGATATACCGCTCAAAATTTATTATCATTACAGTCGAAAGATGACGATTCTAATTTAGCTAGCGGGAAGCAACCAATTAACTACAACAGGCAAATAGCAATGCTAAACGCTTGCACGTCATTAGAGCAGCTTGCAGCTACCTATAAAAGCTTTAACAAGTCAGAGCAGTTAGCGACTGTAAATTTAAAGGATGAATTAAAACTAAAACTAAAATAAAAAACAAAATGAGTAAAGATTTATTTCAATTAATGCGTGAACAAGAAGTATCGGCATTAGACGTATTTCCAACGAAACAGGAAATTAAAACACATTCAGAAACTTTTGCTAAAAATATTTTAGATAGCGGAAATTATAATTTACAAGAATTATATTCCCAAGCATTAAGAATGAAAGAAGCACTTACTAATATTGAAAGTGTCTTAAAAAAAGAACTACCAGATGAAAACTTTGAAGCGTTTGGAATAAAAGGAAGTTTTAGAAATGGTGGTAATGTTCTTAATTATTCCGAAGATGAAATTTATTGTAAATTAAAATCAGATTTAGACGATAGAATTGATTTACTTAAATTATCACAAAAACAAGATGTGTTAGACCTTTATGGGAATGCAGTGCCAAAGGTATCTGTAACACCAAGAAAATCAACTTTAGCAATAACTTTTTAAACAACAATTAATTATGGAACAATCATTTTTTAAATTTTGCATGGATTTTAGAGGGTTTAAAGTTTACAGATATGGGAACTTTTTAGACTTAAAAACAAGACAAGAAATATCAAAGTTCGAGTTATATTGGACGGGTCACACTTATTTTGATATATTAAATTCAACTGATTTTAAACTAGAACCAAGAAAAGATTATGATACATTATAAGAATAATAAAGACTATGATGTTATAGACATCGCTAAAGACTACAATCTTAATTTTAATCGTGGAAACGTTCTAAAATATATCATTAGAGCAGGAAGGAAAGACGATGAATTACAGGATTTACTAAAAGCTAAAGATTATTTGGAGCGTGAAATCTCTGATTTAAGAACTAAAATAAACAAAACATTATGAAAAATTTAAAAATATTATTTTTAGCAGTATTAATTTTTAATTGCTCAACTGAAAATGATGAGGATTTAATTATAAATGATTGCGAATGCATAAAAGAAAGTTTTGAAAGAACTTTTATAGTAAATAGTACAGCTACTGGGTTCATCCCATACGATGTTCTAATAAGCCAAGAAGAAGTAGAATGTCAAGATGAAGTCTTTATGGCTGATTTTGATGGAACTACATTCTATAATATAGTTTGTAACGATATTTAATTATGACACCAACAGAAGCGCAAAAGAAATTAGCTAAATTATTCGTTTTAAATGACCTTTTAATACAGGAAATTGACGACCCAATGGTAAACGTTACCGATGAAACAAAATCCATTAAAGATAAGTGTATTGAGTTACAGGAGTTATTAATTCCTGTTGTTGACCAATTCTATGAAAGTAAAATAGTCAGTCAATCTACATTCTTTTTAATCATGCAGGAGAAATTTAACTACATTTTTGATAAAGAGTATAAGTAAACTCAATTAAGTAAAAATAAGCCCGAATATACTCTATTCGGGTTTTTTTGTACACTTTTGTACAAATTTGTACACTACTTTTACACAAAGTGTAAAGGGTACTTTCCTTATTTTATAGGGCTTACCAAAGCATTTTTACACTTTTGTACACTTTTGACACTATTAGAAATATTTACAAAAAATAATATTATATTTTAATTTTACTTTTACAAAGTGTAAAAAGTGTAAAAATTTTGTACAAACCCACGCTATCATTGACTTTATCGTGTAAAAGTAGTGTAAAAGTTAGTGTAAAAGCTTTTACACTTTTGTACAAATTATATTTTATGTAAAAATATGCTTGTATTAATATTAATTTTGTATATTTGAAATCTACAAAGGTTCGGCAACCTTAAGAACTTTTTAATAATACCCTATTTTGATTTAGACTGCCGAACCTCTAATGATAAATAGGGTATTTACTTTTAAAGATATGATTGAATTAGACAAATGTAATAAGTTAATAGATGATGGTTTTAGCTTAATTACCGTTTCAAACAACAAAATACCAAATTTCAAATGGAAACAATACCAATCTACACAAGTAGACAAAAAGAAGTTTGAATGGTACTACAATTATAAAGGTGGTTTAATTAATGAAAATACTAATAAAGAGATACCACCAACTGAAAATATAGGTATTGTAACAGGTTATGACTATCTGGAATGTATTGATGTTGATTTAAAGGTATTCTCAACTGCTAAAGAGCAGAAAGAGTTTTGGGACGAGTATTTAAGTTTCTTGCAGGATAATATTTTAGACTTTGATGAGAAATTTGTAATTTATAAGACAAAGAATGCTGGTTATCATATTCTTTATAAAACCAAAAGAGTAGATGGCAATAAGAAGATAGCAGTCTTGAAAGGGCATAAAGAAGCCGTTATAGAAACTCGTGGTATTGGAGGGTATATTTTTACCTATTACGGTAAAAACCTCTTTAAAACCACTTATAAAGACGTTAAATTCGTATCAGATGAGGACAGGAATATCTTATGGTCTTGTTCGAAGATTTATAACCACGTTGAAGATGCTGAAATAATAATACCTAAAACTGATAAAAAAAATTATAGTCAAGATGGTTTAACTCCTTGGGAAGATTATAATAATCAAACGTCAATGATTGAATTATTGGCTTCTGAATTTGATGTTGTAACTAATTTATCAAATAAATACGTTATAAGACGTAAAGGTGCTGAAAGTCCTCATAGTGGTTATATCTTTAAAGATACAAACTGTATGTATCTTTTTAGTACTGCTACAATTTTTGATGCTGAAAAACTGTATAGTCCATTTACTGCTTATGCCAAAATGTATCATAACGGGGATACTTCGCAGGCTGCTAAAGATTTGTATTCACATGGTTTTGGAGAAAGATTAAGACCAGAGCCAGTCATTAATTTACAACCAATAGATTTAAACACAGAAGATGTTGAATTTCCTATTGAAGTGTTCCCTTTAGAATTACAACGCTATATGAAACTTTGCCAAGTTACTCTTAATAATAGCATAGACTACATGGGATGCTCACTATTATTTGTTAGTTCCATTATAATTGGTAATTCTACTTTAATACAAGTAAAAAGGGGATGGAATGAAACGGCTAATTTATGGCTAGCTTTGGTTGGTCGTGCAGGTGTTGGTAAAACACCATCTATTAATTCTATAACTTTTCCGTTAGATAATATAAACAATCGTGAAATTAAAAAATTCATTAAAGATTATGATAAATTTGAAAAGTATATTGATTTAGACAAGGCTGAAAAGCAACTATCAGAAGAAATTAAGAAGCCACGAAAGACACAGTTCATAGTTAATGATATAACCCTTGAAGCGTTAGTTGAATTGCATTCTGAAAATAAGAATGGGATAGGTGTAAATAAAGATGAACTTGCTGGATGGTTTAAAGATATGAACAAATACAGACAAGGTTCAGATTTAGAACATTGGTTATCTTCTTGGAGTGGTAAGCAAATTAATATGAACAGAAAGACTGCAAAGTCTGCTTTTGTTGAGCGTGCTTTTATTCCTGTTTTAGGTGGAATCCAACCAAGCATAATGGATGGCTTTTATACCGATGAAAACAAAGATAGTGGCTTCATAGATAGGATGTTATTTAGCTACCCAGAATTAATGCCAGCAGATTATTGCGAGCGTGAAATGGAGCAGGAGCATTTGGATTGGTATTCAGACTATATTGTTTCATTCTATGAATCCGTAAAGAAAAATATAAACTATACTAAAGATAATGAAATCGAACCATCTATAATAAGATTCTCAAAAGAAGCGAATCAAGAATGGATTAAAATTCATAATAAAATTATATCACACCAAAAGAGTGACGAAGAAAATGAGTATATGAAATCTATGTATCCTAAACAGATTTCTTACATACCAAGATTTTCTTTAATAATACACTGTTTAAGTTGTAGAGAAGATTCTAAAAAAGACTTTAATTTAGTATCTAAAGATAGCGTTCTAAAAGCTGAAATGTTAAGCAATTACTTTGTATCTATGAGCAAAAAGATTAAAGGTCAGTCCAATGTTAGGAATGACATAGGGTATGCTATTAGTTTAATGAAAGGAAAATCCGATTATGATAAATTCAAGTCTGTATTTTCAAGCAATAATAACATCAGCAAAAGTATGATAGCTGATAAATTAGGTA